GTTACCAACTGACAAAGCTGTGGTTAGTGTTAAGCTGTTTGCAGAAACCGTTCCGCTCGCTGTTAAACCTGTGAGCGACAACGAACCGCCAGCGCCCGTTGTGCCTCCCGTTCCAAGCTGTAGATTGCCAGAAGACGGACTGGTTAGGTTAGCGTTACCAGCAAAAGTTGTTTTGGTTAGAACCAACGTACCAGAGCTTGATCCCGCCGTTCCGTTACCTAAATTCAAAGTATCAGCGGCAGAACGAGAAAAGCCAACGTCTGCGTTCCACGCCAGCGCGAAGCCAGCAGTTAGGGATACTGATGTAAACGCGCCTGTCGTTGGCGTAGTAGCCCCAACAGTGCCGTTGATATTCATTGAGGCTGTGCCAGTTAGGTTAGTGACTGTGCCGCTGGAGGGCGTTCCTAGAGCGCCACCATTAACTATAAACGAACCCGCCGTGCCGACATTGACCCCAAGAGCCGTAACTACGCCAGTACCAGTTGTGACTGTCGCTGGAGCAAGCCCTGCACCGCCACCTACAACAATCGCGTTGGCCGCAAGCACAGCAGACGTTGCCCATGTTGCCCCGCTTGAGAAATAGGGGATACCGCCTGACGTACCCGCAACCGTAAGCGCCAAGGTTCCAGACGTTGTGATTGGCGATCCAGCAACAGAAATTAAACCGCCCGTGAAAGTCTGGCCTACGCTTGTAACTGTTCCTCCGCTGCCAGTTGCGGATATTGTTATTGAACCCGCTCCATTGGTGATAGATACTCCGCTACCCGCACTAAGCGTAGCTTTAGTCAGCGTATTGCCAGTTGTGTTGCCAATTAGAAGTTGACCGTCAGTATATGAAGTCTGCCCTGTCCCACCGTTAACAACAGCCAGTGTGCCGCCAAGGGTCAGTGTGCCGCTAGTGGTTATGGGTGATCCGCTAAAGCTTAATCCAGTAGTGCCACCAGACGCAGCCACAGATGTTACCGAGCCATTGCTTGCAGGGGGAGCAACATCCAGTGCCGTAAGCTGCGTTTCAATCACAGCAAGCTGGCTTACGTTAGCTGGTGCTGGTTCCTTGTTTAGCGTTTCAGATATACCAATGATCTGTGCCAGCGCATCATTTGCACTTGCCCCAGAATTGCCAGCAGCAAGGCTTACATCATCAATTGAAATGACGTTAGCATTCGTGTTGGCAAACAGCCGCTCAAATTGTTTGATTTGCTCAAAGTCCTGTAGGAATGAAGCAAACTGATCTCGTGTAAGAGATAACCTTTGGTTCGCCATTAGAACGCCAACGGCTCTATCGCCGCCTCTAATCTAGCAAATGACATATGAGCGTCAGACGTGCCTTGAAATCGCTGTATGCGCCAGTTACGCATCCAACCCTGCTGGAACCACACCAGACGCTTTGCACGTTGCCCTGTGAGGCCAGCATTGATGAACTTCTGCTGGCTAAAGGTCTGGCCATCAGTGGAGTAGCTTGTGTTGATTGTCGGCTCTACGCCATATGCGGCCGAACCAGTTAGGCCAACAAGCTCTAGGTTCTGAATGATTGCGCCGCGACCTTCATTGTAAACGATTGTCGTGCCAAACTCCCAGCGCACCTTCTGCCCATAATGGCTTGAGATGTTTCGAACCATGTATCCTACATTGGTGTTCGTTGGGTCGCCCACCAGCCACTTGTCATAACACCAGACAAGGTTCTGTGCGCGATACTTCGATAAGCCAACCAAGCTGCTTGTCAGAATGAACCATACTGGCTGGCCTAAATCTTGCGTAGCGGCAGCATCGAACACAATCGTGCGGTCAGGAAGGTGAATATATAGATGCTCATGCGCCTTGTCGTTACGCGCTTCTATCTTAATTGTGGATAGCTGTTCTTCGGTAAACTCAAGCAAGATTTGGTCTATCTCTTGCGTGCTGATCTTATTCGCCTTCGCATTGCCACCAAGGTAAACGCCCGGGGCTTCGTTGAACCCACTACCAACGAACGCAATACTTTCAAGATAGACGCAGCAAGCATGAGTTCCAACAACTCCTTTTTCAACTTGCGCTCCTTCAATGCGTTGAAATGGGAATAAATCACCGCCTACGTTATCAAAGACTTCGATGGTGTTTCGGTTCAGAGCATATATCTCATTGCGTAGTTTCAGCAGTGCGACAACAGGGTCAGGGTCAATTTCTGACGAACCATACTTCAGTGGGTTAACTTGCGTCGGATCGCTTAGTTCCGTAACGATAAGAAACTCGCCATCAGTGGTCATGAAATAACCATCTACCCACACAACATCTAAAACAATGCCAAGGTCAGGGTCAGTGACTCGATTAAGGCCAGTGCTGGGCGAATAGTAAAATAGGTCTTGATTGGAAGCGATAGCTAATAGATCGAAGCTATAATCCATCGTTACTAGATTGCCGTCATTACCAACGTCACCAATGATAGCCACAGCGCCTGTGCTGGACACCGTGACAAGTTTAGAACCCATCACGCGATAGCAGATGCCGTTCCAGTTGATGCCGCCACGATCCACGCCTGGGCCAGTGCCGTTAGACACCAGCCCATCAGCAGGACGCAGGAAGCCTTCGCTAATCCCGTTGCTCTTTGGCACTGGAATCATGTTCACAGGATAAGACGTGCGGAAGTCCGGCCCATTGTCCGTGTAGATGCCATTAACGATTGGAATCTGAACCATTTACCATTTAACCTTATCAGCCCAAAACGCCGCGCTCATTTTACCCTTGGCTATATTCTTTGCGTGCCTAGCCTTGAATGATGCGCGGCGCTTCTTGTTGGATTCGCTTTCGCCTTTGTTGGCGGGTGAACCCATAACGCCCTGCTGTCCAAAACGGATTGTCCTGATCTTATCACCTTCTTTGGCGACCACGACGTGCGACTTCTTCGGATGCGATGGGGTGCGCTTAGGCTTATTATACCCAGCAACACCCGCACGAGTCAGGCGCGAATCTTTTGACACCTTACTTCTTTTTCTTCTTCGCTTTGGTCATCATCATAGCTTTGCCAGATTTAGCAGCGGCCTTCTTTGCCATCGCCATACCTTTGGCATCGTAGCTAAACTTTTTTCCACCGACCATTGGCATTTCAATTCTCCTATTAGAAAGTTACATAAAGGTTGAATAATCATATCTCAATCCTTTAATTAAAATTAAACGCCGCCATTGCCCGTTTGAATGTTGAGCGTTGTGCCAGAAGCCGAAATGTGTGCCAGCTTTGTGAAGCCATGTGCTTTGCGGATAATAACTTCGCTGCCAGCACGAACCGCTAAGTCAGCAGTTGTTGCAGTCGCAGCCGTTTCACCAATGCGAACATAGCAGACGTTTGCGCCAGTGTTCACAAGACGGACAGCATTGTCAGTTCCAGAAATGGTTACTGATGCCGATGATGCCGCAGGAGTTGCAACAATGTTCGCTCCATAATTAGGAGCAAAAGGATTTACATAAGACATTATCCGACCTTCCAGTTTGTGCCATCGCTATAGACGGGAACCTTGTTAGCGCCACCACCAGCAACAGTAGCAGCAAATGTAGTAGTGCTTCCATCAGTAATAAACGCACGCGCACCAGTGTTACCTACAGCAGTAGGTAGTTGAACAAAAGTTATTGGTGTTGTTTGAACAGAGGAACAAACAACTGCGCCAAAGTTTGCCTGAAGATATTCAATAAGCGTTGTGACAGAGCAACGACGAGCATCGCCTTGGTTTGTTACGAACAATGGTAACTGATCTCCGCCAGAGACCTGTGTTACAGTTGGTAGCTGATTAATTGTAGGCATTTCTTAACTCCATTCAAATGGACCATCAGGCCCTGCATTTAGAGGATCATAGGGAATCCGAACGTATGGGTTATCCCAGCGCCACGGCTTATTGCCCTGACCTAATGGCATTGTTGAAGGAAGCTGTTGTTCTAGCGGGAATGTAGCGCGTTGCAGCAATACGTTAAAAGCGCCCTTAGCTGATACCTTGGTGTCAGGAGATACGGCCTTGCCGTAGCCTGGAGCAATACGAATGGCTAAATTGGTAATGATAGCTTCCCATGCGCTGTCAGGCACATTGGTTTCTGAATCAAGGTCGCTGTCTTGTGGACTGCTTGGCATTTCGTATGCAAGCCGTATGCCCATTGCATTCCACTCTGCCATCATGGAATCTAAACGGCGCAAAGCTGCCTGTAGCTGTTCAGGCTGAAGGTCAAAGACGTAATCAGCCAAGCCTATTTCTTCAAAGGCTGACGTTACGAACTGGCGCTTTGTATATCCCATTTCAGACTTCCAATGCTGACGTTATGCGATCTGACAGCGTTATATCAGAAGTTCGTGCATTAAACGATACGCCTAATTCTTTCGCCTTAACTTCCAGTTCCTCACGGCTTGGGCCAGAGACTTCATCAATTTCAACAGCCTTAGCCTTTGGCTTCTTGTCTAACTTGCTTGCGGCTTCTTCATAAGACGCAGACCAGCCTTTAGCGATCAATGCGTCGAAAGCTTCTTTATCCGCAGCGGGGCGAGTAGCATATGTGCCACCACGGGGCTTCTTAAATGGCCCGGGAACGCAATAAAGAATGGTTGGGAAGTCAGTCATTTCTTTTTGCCCTTCATTGGCTTTGCAGTCTTTGCAGACGCAACGAAAGCAGCCTTAGTAGGCGCTCCCTTGCTGCCAACTTTTCGCATACGCTCCGGTGTTTTACCAGCAGCCTTCTGAGCCTTGATCCGATTCCGTTTCGCATTAATGTTTGCGTATAGGCCCATCTTCATTGCATCGCCCCTTTAAGAAAAGAGGGGGAAGCCAAAACTCCCCCCATCTCTATTACGCTTGGTTGAAAAGCAGGATACCCGCCATTTCAGGGTTCGTCATTACCACACCATACAGTGTGTCCAGCGTGTAAAGCGTCTGGAAGGTCAGTGGATCGAACCTCTTGGTCATGACCAATTCGATGCCCTGATCTGTAGCAGCACGAAGAACGTCAACGCCAGCGCCATCTGGAACAGCATAACGACCTGGGAGCAGTTCAATCGAATCCTTGCGCCAGAATGGGTTGATGTTCGATGCAGTGGTATTGAGGAAGTTCAGCGGAGAAGCCGCAGAAGCAGCAACCAATTGAACGTTCTTGTACTGCAATTCAGCATCAGTTGCTGGAGCAGTCGCAGCAATGATCGGTGGCGAGATAACCATCGATGTGCCATCAACAATCGAAATAACACGGAAGGTCTTCAACTGACCAGTGCTACGCTTCGTGATGTGGTGAACAGCTTCAATGCCATCAATCGTGAACGCATCGCCAGCAAGAACGCCAGTTGTCGAGGAGACAGTGACAGTCTGATAGCGGTTGTCAACGTTCAGGATACCCGAAACACTGTTGGTTGTCGCCTGTGGAACATACTGAGCTTGAGCGCCAAGGGTGTCGATGGTGACAGTTGCAGTGTTAGCAGCACAACGGTTAGCGTAATCAAGCTTGTATGTTTCAAAGCCAGCTACTGGGCCAACATACGAACGCTCGTAAGCGTTTGCAGACTTGTTGCCAGTGAACGAGCGGGTTGCGATAGCCAAGTTACCAGCCATGCCGTTATAATCGCGGCTCGACAATGCGAGGTAGCGATCTTCAGCCATAATACCCTGTTCGTTCATGATGCTGTCGCAAAGTGCGATGTCATCATAATCGCCAGCAGCAGTTGTTACGTCAACAACAAGCGTGCCTTGAGCAGCAGCCAAATCCATAACGGAAAGGTTGATGTCCGAAGCAAGCTTCTGCTTTGCAGCAGCGCCCAAACGATCTTCTTGCAATGCGTCACGCAGTTCAAGCGCATTCATTTCCCATGCCGAGCAAGGGCTGAAACCCAAGGTCGAAGGCACAGAAAGCTGGGTCATCGTTTGAACATTAGAAGCAATGGTCGTGCCGATGGTACGAGTGAACGATTGAGCGATGTATGGTTGCGGACGCCACATTGTGTCACGAGCGCGTTCCATCGTTACGCCATTGGTGTTGTAGATGTTGACGTTCTTTGACAGAATCAAAGCGTCATGGAAGCCTTCGAGAATATTCTCAAAGGCAACAATTTCTTCTTTCGAAAAAGCGTTAGCCATTATATTAACTCCGAAAAATTAGGTTTTCTTATTACGGCGCTTATACTCCATGACCTTTGACAAATCTCCGGTCTTTAAAGCTTCTGCGCGTAAGCGATCAAGTTGCGAATCAATGGTGCCAGAGACACGACCACCGCTTGTGGTAATGGTGCGTTCTGGCGCGGTTGCCGCCCTACGGTTTGTTACTTTCAACTGAGTCTCCAGTTTTGCTACCGCAAAGGCAAACTTTACGGGGTCGGTGATTGCTGCAAGTTCCTTTGCTCGCTTAGTGCTTTTGCCAATTGCGTAGATAAGCAAAGCAGGATTGTCAGAGCCTTGTAGAACTATTCCCTGTTGCGTGACGTTGAATGTGTCCAAAGCCGTAGCCTCAGCTTCTTCATA